ACTCAAAGACATTGAGCTGGAACTACATCGGTTAAAAAATGCGCTGGAGATGGCAAACAAAGCGCTTGACGCGCACCGCCCTTGGGTGGGGCTGACGGAGGAGGAAACATCAGGCTTCACCCAACACGAAATGGCGGTGGTGAAGTACGTAAGCAAGGTATTGCAGGAGAAAAACACATGACTGACGTACACGAAACGATGAAAAAAGAAACGCTAAAGCTGCAAGCAATTGCAAAGGAGGCGAAGCTAGAGTTGACGCCCGAGCTGCGTATGTTTGCATGGCTGATTAAACACAACGCCCTGATTGATTTTTGGGAATCAGCAAAACGTCAAGTGGAGTACCAGCAAGCTGTATTAAACAAAGCATTGGAGAAAAACACATGAAACAAGAAGACTACAACGAAATGGTTAAGCAGTTTGAAATGCCCGGCGATCCGCCGGGGCGCGACTCAGTTATCGTCAAGGGGTTGACCCCCAACTTTTCCAAGCGAGAGAAGGATTTATTTAAGAAGCGTTTGGATGAGCTGTGGTACCAAGTCATTGGGGTAATCGACCCGCTGCAAGAACGCAACGAAGAACATATGCGCGTCATCGGTGAACTGCTGCGCCAAAACCAAGTCCTCAAGGACAAACTCAAGGAGCTGGAGAAGTGAACACCCCGCCACAAGATCGAATACGCCAGCTATTAAAAAGATATTCCGATGGCCTTACGCTATTGGAGATATCCAGCTACCTCAACATGAACTACACCAACACCGGCCGCAGCTTACTGAAAATGCCTGACGCGTACATCGACCGCTGGGTTCCCAAGACAGGCAAAGGGCCGGGCAAGTGGAGCGCTGTGTGGTGCGTTATAGTGCCTCCAGAGAACTGCCCCAAACCCTTTGGAGAAGAGTAATGACCGAGCACGAACAGAACCTACGGGACTTGGCGGCTATGTTTGCTATGGCTGCGCTGCTGGTCAGGAACAAGTACGACAACCACCCGCACGAGCAAGCACTCGATATCGCCAACGCGTTCATGGCAGCGCGGCAGGCCGAGCCTACCGCCGAGCCCGAGGCGGGCATAGCCGCCATCAAGATCAACCGAAGAAGAAAGGAACCGGAATGAAACAAAAAGACACACCCAACTTTGCTGCGTGGAGCAACGAGAACTTGGCAAACTTTGCAGCCGAGGCGTACATCCGTATGCAGGAGTTGCAGGAGGAGAACGAGCACCTCAAGCTGGACGCCAAGGCTGCGCTCGAAGCTGCACGCAAAGCAATGATCGAGGCAAGCAAGTGACTCCCGAAGCCAAGGTCAAGGCAAAGATAAAAGCCGTCTTCAAAGAACACGCTGTGTACTACGCCATGCCCCTTGGGGCGGGCTTCGGGGCGGCGGGCGTGCCTGACTTCCTATGCTGTGTCGATGGCGTCTTCCTAGCGGTGGAGGCCAAGGCAGGCAAGGGCAAGACCACACCGCTGCAAGACAGACAGATTGCAGCAATCCAAGCAGCAGGTGGCCACGCGTTGGTCATCCGCGAAACAAACATAGATGAACTAGAGGAGAAGATACTATGGATAAAAAAGAATTCCACCGCATCAGCGACGTGATCGAGGGCTGCATCGGCGAGATGGAGAAAGATCGCGTCGAGTCAATGCTGCTTATGTTCGAGGCGCTGGCCGAGGCGTATGCTAAACGTAAGGGTGGGGCCATCATGATTCAGTTGGTCGAGAACGGCGTGATGCTGTCGTCGGTCAATGTGGACGAGTACACCGCTGCGGATGTGCTTGGGGCCGTCGCTGTCAAACTTAACAGCGATCTTATAAACGACACACCACCTCGGGAGATGTTTAATTGAGCGCGCCCTACGATCGCATATTGACTGTTGACTTTGAAACCTACTGGAACAGCAAGACCTACACGCTGTCCAAGATGACGACCGAGGAGTACATACGTGCCAAGTCTTTCCGAGCGTTTGGATGTTGCTTCCATGAATACGGCAGTGGACAACCTACTGAGTGGATTCGAGGAGACGACCTACCTGAGTACCTATCTGGAATCGACTGGGGACGAACCGCCGTGCTTGCACATAACGCCCAATTCGATGTATCCATACTCTCATGGCGGTACGGAGTTACCCCAGCCTTCATCTTCGACACGCTATCAATGGCGCGAGCTTTACGCGGCGTGGAGGTTGGCAATTCCCTCGCGCGACTCGCAGAATTTTTTGGTCTTCCCGATAAAGGGAAAGCCATACATTCGACGGATGGGGTGGGAGAACTGGATCCCGCTTTGGAACGAGAACTTGCAGATTACTGTAAGCATGACGTTTACCTCTGTGAAGAAATCTTCAAACGCTTAGTTGTTGGATACCCTACATCGGAGCTACGCCTTATCGACATGACCTTGAAGATGTACACCGAGCCTGTCTTGCTGCTTGACAAGCTCATGCTGGTCAACGCGATTGACGAGGAGCGCGAGATGCGCGAAGCCCTGCTCAAACGACTGAACGTGACGGACGCCGCGCTGGCAAGCAACGGCCAGTTTGCTGAGCTGCTGCGCACCCTTGGCGTGGAGCCGCCGACCAAGAAGAAAAAGCCGACGGTCAAGACACCCAAGCCGGTGGGCGTTAACTTCGCCTTTGCCAAGACCGACGCTATGTTCCAAGCTATGCTCAATGGTAGCAACGAGGATGTGGCTGCGCTGTGCGAGGCTAGGCTCAAGGTCAAGTCAACGACTGAGCGCACAAGGGCGCAGCGGTTTTTAGAAATATCCCAACGCGGCCCGCTGCCTGTACCCCTGTCCTACTACGGCGCTGGCACTGGGCGGTGGACGGCCAGCAAGGGCAGCGCTATCAATATGCAGAACCTCAAGCGCGGGTCGTTCCTGCGCAAAGCGATCATGGCCCCCGAGGGCTACCAGTTGGTGGTGGGCGACTTGTCGCAGATCGAGCCGCGTGTGCTGGCTTGGATATCGGACTACGAGGATATGCTGGACATCTTCCGATCAGGCGCTGACCCCTACGCTGCGTTTGGTGCACAGATGTTTAACATCCCCGGCATGACCAAGGACAGCCACCCTGACTTGCGGCAGTCGGCCAAGTCTGCGTTGCTGGGCTGCGGCTATGGGCTAGGCTGGGCATCGTTCGCTTCGCAGCTTATGGTGGGTTTCCTTGGCGCGCCGCCTGTGCGCTACGACAAAGCCTTCGCCCGCAAGCTGGGCGTGGATGCGGCGTACGTGGAGAAGTTCATCGACTGGGAGGATAACCTCAAGAAGATGGCGGAGATTCCCCACACCTGCACCGACGCGGAGCTGCTTATTCACTGCGTGGCTGCCAAGAAGATCATCGACATTTACCGTAGCACCGCGCATCCTGTTGTTTCATTCTGGGATATGTGCAGCGGCCTGATCGACACAGCGCTTGCGCAGGGGCGGGAATTCCGGTATAAATGCGTTGTGTTTCGCAAGGGCGAGATCGAGCTGCCCAACGGCATGAAGCTGCTGTATCCTGATCTGAGGCAGGTCAAGGACGACAAAGGCCGGATGCAGTGGGTATATGGCTCCGATGCGACCAAGCTGTATGCTGGTAAAATAACGAACAATATTGTGCAGGGCGTAGCCCGGATAGTGATGACAGATGGGATGCTCCGCGTAGCAAAGAGATATCCCATCAAAGGCACAGTGCATGACGAGCTTATTGCCGTTGCGCCTGATGCAGAAGTAGATGACGCTAAGACTTGGGTCTTGGCGCAAATGACTATGGAGCCACGGTATATGCCGGGGATTCCGTTGAACGCTGACGGTGGCGCGCACCGTAGATATGGGTTAGCAAAAGGATAGGAGAAGGTATGGCAACAAAAGAAAGAACACCAATCCCACGGCGTATGCGCGTGGGCAAGAAGATGTACTCGGTCGAAGTGGTCGAGGCGTTGATCGACAAGAACTGCATGGGGCGTGTCAACTACCACGACCGCCTTATTCAAATTGCATCGCATCGTTCGCCCGGCCGTAAGATTGCTAACGCTGAGGTACGTGATTCGTTTTGGCATGAGCTTGTGCATGCAATCTTGCATGACATGGGCCGTGACAATCTCAACCGCGACGAGGCGTTCGTAATTGGTTTTGCATCCCGGCTGTCACAGGCCATTGATTCAGCGAGGTTCTAATGGCTAAGGTAGTGTGGAGTCATTCGGCGCTCAAGGACTACGAGTCCTGTGCCAAGAAGTATTACGAGGTTCGTGTTCTCAAGAACTACAAGTTCACCGAGACGCAGGCCACCCTGTACGGCACCGAGCTGCATCTTGCAGCAGAAGAGTACATCCGTGATGACAAGCCGCTACCTGAGCAGTTTGAGTTCATCAAGGATGCGCTCGACAGGCTGGCCGCATTCCCCGGACGTAAGCTGTGCGAGCATGAGATGGCGCTGACTGCGGACTTGCAGCCCTGCCATTGGAAGTCGCCAGAGGTGTGGGTGCGTGGTATCGCTGACCTGCTGATCGTGGACGATGACAACCTGACAGCGCGGGTCGTGGACTACAAGACAGGCAACAACAAGTATCCCGACCGTGAGCAGCTCAAGCTCATGGCGCTCATGGTGTTTGCCCACTTCCCACACATCCGCAAAGTCAACGCAGCCCTGCTATTCGTGGTCAAGAATGACTTGGTAAAGATCACCGTGACGATTGACCAAGCCGAGAAAGAATGGTGGAATTACCGCCAGCGCGTTGCTCGCATCGAGCAGGCGCATGAGACCGGCGTGTGGAATCCCAGCGCTTCCCCGCTATGCCCTTGGTGCCCTGTCAAAACTTGTGCACATCACCCCCAACACTAGGAGTAAAAAATGTCCCTACACACCCCCAACAACTTTACGATGTTTCCCTGCAAATGTCACGTTTGCTATGACGATATTGACGAACAGCAAAACGCAATTGAGCACTCAGGTCACGGGCGCATGCTACAAACAAAAAATTTGGAAGGCTACGTTGCTATTTGGATGCACCCCGAGTGTGCAACTATTCTTGCTTTGCGGTTGGCATACGATGTTATGGGAATAAGGAATACGCCGGATCACCCCCGGCGCGTTGTTGACGCGCTAAAAGATGCAGCCAAACACAACCAAAACTTAAGGAACAGTCATGCCCTATAAAAACCCAGCTGATCGCGCTGCGTATCCGGCGTACGATCAAAAGCCCGAAGTCAAAAAGAAACGCGCAGCACGCAACAAAGCGCGCTCAATGTTTGAACGCGAGGGGTTGGTACACAAAGGCGACGGCAAAGACGTCGATCACAAGAAAGCGCTAAGCAAAGGCGGCGCAACAGTACGCAGTAACCTGCGTGTGAAAGCAGCATCCGCCAACCGATCATTCGCCCGCAAGAGCGACCACTCCATAAAATAAACAAGAGAAGCAAATGCAAATCATCGACGACAAAGCACTACTCCTAAAAACCAGAAACCCCGACAAGTACTCCATCATCCCCAAGCACAAGATCGTCTCGCAAGAGAACGGCACGTACGAGGTATTGGTGTACTGGGGGCTGGAGGAAGTAAAAGTACTGCGCAACCTTGGCGTAAAGGATGTGCCTTCACCTATCACAAAGCGTTACAACTGGCCCGGGCGCTACAAGCCTATGTCACACCAGCGTGAGACATCCGAGTTCCTGACGCTCAACCGCAAAGCGTTTGTGTTCTCTGAGCCGGGCACCGGCAAGACGCTATCGGCGCTGTGGGCCGCTGACTACCTGATGAGCATCGGCAAGGTGCGGCGTGTGCTTATCCTATGCCCGCTGTCGATCATGCAGTCGGCCTGGTTGGGGGACTTGAGCAACAGCATCATCCACCGATCTGCCGTGGTGGCGCACCACTCGCAATCTAGCCGCCGTATCGAGATGGTGCAGCAGGACTACGAGTTCGTCATCACCAACTACGATGGGCTGAACTTGATTGCCAACGAGGTGCGCAACGATGGGCGCTTTGATCTGGTCATCGTGGACGAAGCCAATGCGTACAAGACGCAGACCACACGGCGCTGGAAAGCGCTGGCCTCCATCATCGGGCCGGAGACCTACTTGTGGATGATGACAGG